AAGACCTTTTTGTCTTTCATAAAATTGTTTAATTCCATTTGGAAATTCTATCCTTATACCACGTTCTTTACCTTTTTGTCCTTCAAAAAATCCTTTATTTTCATTTATACATTCTACCCTTATTAGACGTTCTTTACCTTTTTGTCCTTCATAAAATTCTTTATTTCCATTTGGAAATTCTGTCCTTATACCACGTTCTTTACCTTTTTGTCCTTCATGAAATTCTTTATTTCCATTTGGAAATTCTGTCCTTATACCACGTTCTTTACCTTTTTGTCCTTCATAAAATACTTTATTTCCATTTGATAATTCCATCCTTATAAGACGTTCTTGACCTTTTTGTCCTTCAAAAAACCATTTATTTCCATTTGGAAATTCATGCCTTATAATACGTTCTTTACCTTTTTGTCCTTCATAAAATCCTTTATTTCCATTTGGACATTCTGCCCTTATAAGACGTTCTTGACCTTTTTGTCCTTCATAAAATACTTTATTTCCATTTTTTAATTGTTTTACAGTAATTTGTTTTTCTTTATTTTCTTCTATATCATCTTCCAATTTAATAACAGTATTAGTAGAATTAGAAGTAGACATTTTAGCAATATTTAAAATATTGTTATTATTTTAATAACTTTATTTAATAAAATTCAATTTTTTTTGAATAAAAAAAATATAAAAAGTTTAAAAAATAGTTTAGTAAAAAATTAATCAATAATTCCAATCATCAATAAAACAATAGTTGGTTTAATTGAAACATCATCCGTTGTATTATAAAGACTAACATTACCTCCTAAAATAGGGACTTCAAGTCTCTTACAATCTTCATTCATCTTATTAACCTCTCTTGAAAAATCACCCATACAATCACGAGGATGTCCGAAATTAAGACCATTAACAACACCCAATGCTCTACCATTTAATTCCTCTATTTTATTATTACACGTTTCTATACTATCACCCCATGTAATTACTAATTTTTTACCAACCTCATATATATCAAGTAAAGCATAATGTCCATTTTGGGAAGGACCTTTAATTGTTCTACATCCAATACTAGTATCATATTCTTTCCATAAATCTTTATCTTTAATTTTATTTATTTTTGAATAAGAAGTATTAGTATTTGTAATTGTTTCATCCCATTCTTGAGTTGGATAAACAAAATCATCAAATTTCTGTTCATATAATAATCGTTGGTCATCCATTACACTATATTTACCACTATTATTAACTACACCAATTACATCTGCTTCTAAATCCCATTTTTTGAAAATATCAAAAATTTTATCCTTATTTTCAGATGTTGCTATAATTAACATTCTTTCTTGTGATTCTGATAATAATATGTCAGAATATGATAAAGAATTACTTTTTAAAGGTATTTTATTTAAATATAATTCACAACCAAGATTTTTATTTGTCTTTTTACGACCTCTTTCAACAACCTCAACAGTTGAACAAAGTAATCCAGCAGCACCCATATCCTGCATTCCCTCAACTAATTTTAATTCAGCAATTTCACAACAAGCCTCCAATAACAATTTTTCTAGAAAAGGATCACCTTTTTGGATATTTTCCTCCAATTCATCATTATTTTGATTTGATGTAAATACCTGTGAAGCCATTTCAGCACCTCCAATACCATCATTACCTGTTCTCCCACCAACATAAATCATATAACTTCCCTCATTTAGGGCGTTTCCATAAATAATATTTTCTTTTTTAACAATTCCAATACAACCAACATTTAAAATTGGATTTTTATTATAAATACTACTTCTGTAATAATCACCACCTAAATTAGGAACACCTATACAATTTCCATAATCAGCAATTCCTTTAATTACTTTAGGTATAAGACCATTATTATATTCATCTACACCAAATCTCAAAAAATCTAAAATCCCTATTGGACGAGCACCCATTGTAAAAATATCACGTAAAATTCCTCCAACACCAGTATTAGCACCATGATAAGGTTCAATAAATATTGGATGATTATGACTTTCAATTCTTAATGCGATGGCATAACCATCTCCAATATCAACAATCCCAGCATTTTCTCCGGGTCCTTGAATAACATTCTTAGAAGTTGTATATAATTTTGATAAATATTTTTTAGTGCTTTTATAAGATACGTGTTCGCTTGACATTATCATATTTATATTTTGTTTTAAATTATATTTATCTTTATTAATAACTGAATCAACGAAATTATAAAAAAAATCCGATTTATATATTCTTTCAGGATGGGGCATTAATCCAAAAATAGTCTTTTTTTTATTACATATTCCAGCAATATCATAAATAGACCCATTACTAAAGTTTAAATATCTCATAATTATTTGATCATTTTGTTCCAATAATTTATAATCTAAATTATCAATATAATAATTACCAAAACCATTAGCAATAGGTATTTCAATTTCTTTATTATCAAAATGGTCGAATATTGACGATTCTAATCTACATTTAACATTATGACTATCAAATTTTTTAGTAATATTTTGTACTAATTTACCTTCCAATAAACCCAATTTAATTAATATTTGAAAACCATTACAAATACCAATTATTGGTATTTTATTAAATATTGCTTCTTTAATAACACTTGATACAGGTGATGATATTGCTTTAGAACCGGGTGATATAATATATTTACCAGTTGCTTTTTCATATTCTCTATCACCAAAAGCAAATCCACCTGGAATAATTATAACATCTATATTAGGAGGAAGTCTTGTTTCTTTATGCCAAATATAAATACTATCTTTAAAATATCTTAAAATATCATTGTCACAATTTGAACCTGGATATCTAATTATACCAACTTTCATTATTAAAAAAAATAAGTTACTAAAATAATATTTTTAATATTGTATTTTTTTTAAATAATAAAAAAAAATGAATTGTATAATAAAAAAATGAATAGTATCAATATTTAAAAAAATAAAAAAAAAGGAAACAGACATACAAATTTTGTAGTATGAATTCCTAATAACAATATATTATATTCATAAAAAAAAAATCAATTTTATTTATATTTGTTAATTATTATCCTAAAATGGTAGATTTATTTGTATTATTTTACAATAGAATTTAAAACTGACATTACCTGTAGTAATGTTGTTTCATGAGAACTTTTATCTGTAATATTTTCTTCTGTAATACGAGACAAATTTTTCAATTTTCTCTTAATATTAATAATCTGAATAATCAATTCCTCATTTTCATCAGACAAACGTTGAAATTCATTTGGTCTTGTAATTATTTCTTTAGGAATAACAACTATTTCATCAGACAACCCCTGAAATTCATCAGGTGTTGTAATTATTTCTTCAGGAAAAACAACTATTTCCTTAAGAGAGCTTAAAGATGATGATACTAAAGACATAGATGATGACGATGAAGAATTACCAGATGTTACTTCAGGTTTACTTCTAACCGCATATTTAGCTTTAGAATTTACTGAGGGGTGTGCTTTTTGTTTATGAATATTTCTAGGATGAATATAATGACAAGACTTACCATATTCACATAATGATGGTTCTTTCATATACTTAAAACATACCTTTGGATGAGAAAAACTACACGGTTTTCCACTTGTTTTTTCATAATTACATTTACCAAAATTCATAATATTTCTACAAACTTGTGTTTTTGAAGCCATTTTTTGCTGTTTTCTGTTTGCTGTTTGCTGTTTGCTGTTTTTATATTTGATATATTTTATTACAAAAAAATCAATTTTATATTAATAATTTGAAAAAAAAAATTGAAATTATTATTATAATAATAATTTTAAATAAAAATACAAGAAAAATTGTAATTGTAATTGTAATTATGAATACATTTAAACGGTCAAATCAAGAACTTGAAGAAAAAGATAATATATGTGAATCAATTGTTAAACCTTTTAAAAAATTGAGGTTTGATGATGAAAATGAAGAAATTTATTATTCTGATATAAATACAATTCCAATTGAAATATTATCTAAAATATTTAATTATGTTGATGATGAAACATTATTAACGAGTGTTTGTAATGTTAATAATTATTGGAGATCTGTTTGTAAAACACATATAACTATTACTAAATTATATAATAATTTATATTATAATATTAATCAAAAATTACTAAATATTCAATATTTTAATAAAATTAAAGAAATTGAATTTACTATAAGTGATATTAATGATAAAGCCTTTTATTATTTAGATAAATTACCTCAAAAATGTTTTAATGTTGAAAAAATATCATTTATTAAATCAAATGTATTTAGTAAATTTACATTTTATGTTATTGCCAATAAATTTCCAAATCTTAAAAATTTATATATTGAAGAATGTTCTCAAATTGATGATGAGTTTTTCTCAATGTTTAATTATGGATTTAAAAACTTAGAAGAATTATCGATTAATATTAATTATAATATTACTAATAAAAGTCTTGAATATATTTCAAATAATTGTTTTAAACTTAAACATATTGATTTATACAAATTAGATAATATTAAAAATAATGATATAGATTATTTTATTAAAAATCTACATAATATTGTACATTTTAATTTATCGAATTGTCAATATTTAAATGGAACTATATTTAATACATTACATAAACATACAAATAAACTTAAAAAGGCATATTTAGTGAATACTGAAATTAAATGTGATGAAATTACAACTTTAATTAAAAACTCTAAATATATTGATTATTTTAAAATAAGTTATTTTAGATCTAATATAAATTATGCTCTAAATTTAATGGCACAAAATTTAAAGGAATTAAAAACTCTTGATATTTCATTTAATGAATCTTTTATAAATTTTAATATTAATTATATTAGCAATTATTATTTTCCTAAATTAGAAACATTAAAATTAACAAATAATATAAAAATTAATGATAGTGGCTATGAAACTCTATTTAGTAAAATTCCAAATATTAAACATATCGATATCGCATTATTATTTCAAACAACTAAAAATAATATTACATGTAAAACAATTCAATCATTGGTAAAATATTGTAAAAATATTGAATCTATTGCTATTGATAATAGAACTAATTTAACAGATAATGAATTAAACCTAATCGCAACTACGTATAAAAACACATTAAAACATATATCATTCAATAATTGTATTAAATTTAGTGGAGAAGGAGTGATTAATCTTGTTACATTATGTCCAAAAATTGAATCTCTAATAATGAATGGTTGTATAAATCTAAAAAATAATGATATACTTACAATTGGAAAAATAAATCCAAATATTAAAAAATTAGATATTGGCAGTAATAATAAATTGAATAATAATTTATTAAAAGATATTTGTTTATTCTTTCCTAAATTAAATAATTTTAATATGGCCAATAATGAATATATAAATGAATGGGGATTATCACAATTTATGAATAAAGCAAATAATCTTAAGGAAATAAATTTATTAAAATGTAATAAAATAAATTATAAAAATATTGAAAAATATACAAAAAAATTTAAACATAATGATTTAAAAATTACACAATTAAATGAAACAATTCATATAGTTCATCAAATTACAGAATCATTATATATTGGTGATTAAAATAATACTTAATTTAATAATTTAATTATTTAATAAAATAAAAAAAAATTGATTTTTTTTTATTAAAATTATATTTTAAAAAAATGGCTTTTAAAATAAATTATTTTGAGTTAATTGAACAACAAAATAAAAAATCAAAACAAGTTTATGAATTTAAAAGATTACTAAAAAAATCGAATACATTAAGAAAATTTATATATTATATTATTGAAAAAGATTATATATGTAATTATTTTTTCAATGAATCAGAATTAAATAACGAATTCATATTACTTAAAAAAGATATTGAAATTATAAAATTAAACTCAAAAGAAATATCAGAATTTGAATTTGTTAAAAAATGTTTTATAAGTAAAAATATTATTACATTTTTAAATCTTTACAATAATAATCTAGAATATCAAAATTATATTAATATTCTAATTGGTAAAAATAAATATCTTGTTGATTACGCATTTCATTATTATCATAATAAATATCCAAAAATTGAAAAATATAGTCAACATCAAAATTATAAAAAAAGAAAAAGATCAAATTTAGATGGAAATCATGATATTCCACAACATACAAGTAATAGTGAAAAATATAATTCTACTTCACATGATAGAAAAGAACAAATCAAAAAACAGAAAAAAATATCTAGATGTTCCTGTTGTAAAAGAGTTGGTGTTCGTATTACGTCCTGTGGTAAATCTGATAGTCATCCTTGTAAAAAATGCTCAGAAAAAATAAAATTAGAGAAAGAAGAATATGAAGAAGAAGAAGAAGAAGAAGATGAAACTAATTGGAAAAATTATCTACCTAATCATGATGCAATATTTAGGTCTGATAATAAAAGAAATTCAAAAGATATGGCAAATCAAAAATTTAAAATTATTTATGATAATGAAAATGAATAATTTATAAATAAATATTTAAAAAAATAATATATAATATTAATATTTTTTTTTGTAATTTATAAATAATATTTTATAAATAATATTTAATCAATAATAATAACATCTTCAAAACTTTCTGAATAAAATCCAATACTTTTATTACTGCATTTTCTTTTTGATTTATTTATAATATTACTAGAAACAATATTGGAATTTGTATATTTTGCTTTTTTTCGTTTAAATGTAACTGTATTTTTAACTTTAAATGTAAATCCATAACTATTAATAATAGATTTATCTTCTTTACTAGGTTTAAAAACCGTTTTAAATGATACAATACCATCTTTAGTATTTATCATAAAATAAGAAGCATCTCCAAATAAACCTTTAATTTCACTACGAATTTTAAAAATATATTTCTTATCTTTAGTATTTCTTTTAGTATTTCTTTTAATTTTGATATTATACATTTTTTTCTCTCCATAAATCTCACAACAATCCAAACATACATCAAAATCCTTTTTAAGACATCTATACCTATAATTACTGTTAGTTTTATCAGTTTTACACATATTACATTTCCATTTTAAACTACTATTAGATGTTATATCAATTGTTTTATAAAGAATATAAGGATGAGAACAAATTTTGATTGATGTCATTATATTATTCTTTTGTTATACTTTGTTATCCTTTTATTAAAAAAAAACTTATAATTATAATTTCAATTTTATTTCTTATTTATATTACTTATTTGTAAATAATATTATTTTTTATTAACTATTTATTTTATATTATGTTTTTTAATGTGTTTCTTGAGATTGCTGGTTTGGGAAGAGCGATAGTTGCATCCGTTCCAGGTGCATACGTAAGGCTTCTCCCCCGTGTGGGTATTGGTGTGTTTCTTGAGACTGGCAGATTCTGCTGCCCGATAGTAACAACCGTGCCAAAAGCACCCATACGGCTTCTCCCCCGTGTGGGTCTTGGTGTGCCTCTTGAGGTGGCCGGCTTGTGAAGCCCGGTAGTCGCACCCGTGCCAGGTACACACGTATGGCTTCTCCCCTGTGTGGGTTGTAGTGTGGTTATTGAGGGTGTCGGGTCTTGAAGCTCGAAAGTTGCACCCATGCCATACACACACGTACGGCTTCTCCCCTGTGTGTGTGTTGATGTGGTACTTAAGGTTGCTGCCTTGTGAAGCCCGGTAGTCGCACCCGTTCCAGGTGCACACGTACGGCTTCTCCTCCGTGTGGGTATTGGTGTGGATTTTCAAATAACTAGCATTTTTAAAGAATTTATTACATCCATCCCAATAACATTTATATTTTTTATCTTTTTTAGTAACAGTTTTTTTAACATTTTGTATATCTTCTTCTTCTTCTTCTTCTTCTTCTTCAATAGGTTCTTTTTTAATTGTAGCAATAGAAATAGGTAATTGATAACTATTTATTGGTAGATAACACATAATAGAGTAATAAGAATTAGGTAATTCACTAGCATTATAATACACTTTATTAATTGTTGCGTCAATAATAATTAAAGGACTGTCTCCTACTTTAATATAGTTCATTACATGAAAATCATTATAACGCATTTCTTTTTTAATATATGTCATAACTACAATTCCCCATTGACACATTGTATTATTACATCTCTTTGAAATTGTTTGAAAAATAGTTTCTTTGCTTGTTTTTAAAAGTTCTACAAAATTTAATTCATTAGAAATTATTTCTTTACCATCTTTTATTACTATTGTTTCATAAAATTCCTCTATTAAAATTTTAGTAATTTTCTTATTTTGAAATTGAGGAAGTAATTGTATACATAAATCATCATTTGAATTATAAACAATTTCTTCTTGTTTAATTTTTATTGAAGAAGACGCACTAAAAATAGATTTATAAAAT